TGCAAAGTTGTTGATTTTACAAGGAATGGAAAAACATTAATATTTGATTTTTGTGGAGATCATTACAAATTGCAATGGAACACAAAAAACAACCGGTATTCACCAAAATACGGATTTGCTTATTTTTCAATTTTAGAAGAAAAAAGAAATTTAGAAAGATAAAAAAATCAATGGGGGCGGGGCATTGCCCCCTTTTTTCAAAATTAAATGAAAATAAACTAAAATAAATGTTGAATAAGTAAAACTTTGTTGTATCTTTGAAGTGTTCAAACAAACAAAAACAAACATTATGATACAAGTAACAACCACACAAAAAACATTCGGAAAGGCAACAATTAAGCAAATCAAGAAATTATGTCCGGATGCATTAACATCAAAAAAAATCAACAAAGATTTTGTTATTAGAAATGCAAAAGGAATTTGTGTTTGCACGTGGCACAAACAAAGTTTTGCAAATGGATTAATTGTTATCCATTAAAAAAAACCGGCGGGTGAGATCCCCGCATTTTTTTAAACCCAAAAAAACAAATATTATGAATCAAGATTTCAAATTTTATATAAATTATTTAAATAAGGATAAAGATTTTTTTGAAGAAACTAAATTTTTTAAATCATATGATGATGCGCGAAATTGGGCGCAAAAGGAATTTGAAACTTTCAATCCTGATATGATTTGTTCACGTTAAATATCAATGTAATTTATAAAACCCAAAAACAAACATTATGAATAAAGTTGAACAAATAGAAAATTACTTTCAAGTTGTTTCATATTCCGGAATAGAACTTTCAAAAAAATACAAAACATTTTTGGGTGCAAAAAATGAATTGGATCGGATTGAAAAAGTAAAAACAAAATACGATGGTGCATTTGAATTGAACAATGAAGCATTAAAAAACGCAATTGAAGATGTTACCTTTACAAAACTTTATGGAAGTGTTGTTTTAACGGAAATGAAATGTGGAATGGTTTGGATTGATTACGGAAATAATTGTTTTGCGTTAAAATATGGTGAAAAAAGATTGATTACGGATAATGAATTAATGGTTGTTGAAATCCTTAAAAGTCTTTATACGTGGGAAATAGAAACATTTATTAAAATAAAGTAAAAAAAAACTTGTTTTATTAAAACATTGTTGTATATTGCGGTATGAATCAACCACAACAAACAAACAAAATGATAATTACACACATCAAATACAACCGTGTTTTAAACGTAATTCAAACGGTGGGTGCATTTACAACCGTTTCAACAAAGAAAATTTGTGAACTTGAAAACGTGATTTTAAATCTTGAATCATTTGCAATAACACTTGATAATAATAAGATCAAGAAAACAATCAAAAAAATTGAAGCGCAAGGATTTACCGTTGAATTGGATGAATCATTTGGTTTTGAATGGGAATCAAAAATGTATTGCAACATCTAAAAACAAAAACCCAAAAACAACCACAATGAAAAACAATCACGAATTTATAATGTTAACCATTTTGAACAATGGAACCGAAACATTAGATTATGAAACTACAATTGGCGGATTAGAATGCACCGTTTACTATTTTAAAGACCGTGATGATGTTTTAATAGTTTTTTGGTGTGAATGGTTCGAAGATGAATTAAACTTTATTAGAACGTCTAATTTTGAATCATTCCGTGATTCGATTGAAGCAAATGAAACATTAATATCTTTTTCCGATCATTGGGATTATTCAAGCGAATCCGTTTATCAAGAATATGAAACACAAGAATTTGAAGATTGGATTCAATACGATGGTAAAGATGAATTAAAATATTTTGTTGAACAACAATTAAAAACACACGGCATTGAATACGTTAAACGATCTTTGAAAAATAGAATCCAACGATGGAGTGAAAAAAATATCTTTAAATTAAAAAATATCGTAAAATGCAAATGACATTCGTAACAACAACAAAGAACAATGAAATTTATTTTGATTATGTTGAACTTGAAAAATTTTTAAAAGAAACCGTTAAATTGGATTTCCTTGAAATTGAAGATGTTTCGCAATTTGCACGTATTGAATGGGAATTTTATTTGGAAACACGTGAATGGGGGATTAAAAATTTCGGGGCATATGCAACCAAAATTGCAATTGATATTCATTTAGAATATTACAAGAAAGACGAAGATGAAACATTTACTTTATTTTCACAAGAAATTTCATTAACCGATCACATCAAAGGATTTGAAATAATATCCGAAACGGAAATTCAAAAGGATTGTGATTTATCAGTAACGGCAATTGAAATAAATTTTGAAACAAAAAAGATAACAATAGAATTTAACTAAAATGGAAATAATGAATGTTGAATATCGGAAAAATGTATTATCAAATTGTTGTTCTTGCTATGTAATAGAAAACAACAATAGATGTTCCGGATGCAATGAAAATTGTGAATTTATAATTGAAGATTTTACCGCATTCCACAAATGGATTTTAGCAACCGCAAGAAAACAAATAAAAGGTGATGAAGAAATTTCATATGAAGATGAACTTTTTAGGATAATGTCATTGATTAGATTGGAGATAATAAACAACCAAAACCCACAAGCATTTGAATTGATGGAAATGGTTGATTTGGGTGAATCAGAATTTAACAAAGAAACATTGGCACGTGTTGCGGATATGATTATAAACACGGATCTAATGATAAATCATCCGCCAACAAAAAAAGAATTAGATGATGCAGAAAAAGAATATTATAAAAATCAATTGAAAACGAAAAAATGAAAAACGAAAAAATATCAATACCGGATGAAATGATTTCAATAATGCGTTCCATTTGGAGTTCACGAACAAAAGAACAAATGGATGGATGTGAAAAAATGTTGATCACGTTTACAAAAACACACAAAAATAATTTGGGAACAACATTAATTAAAATTGAAATGGCGCGACAATATCGGATGTGTGGATTATGGGCGAAGATGGGGCAAGTGCAAGAAGCATTAAACAAAGAAAACGAAGAAAAAAAATTGGATAAGGATAAAAATAATTTATCTTTAAACTAAATTAATAATTGGTTGCAATTTTGTTTGTTTTAATTGTAGCCGGTTTTTTTTGGGTGAACGGGAAGCGTGGTTGTTTCCCGTTCTTCATTTAAAATATTTACCATGAGTAAAGAATTTGATAAATATAAATCAAACGAAGATTTTAAAAAATACGAATCACTAAATTCATATTTGGATAATGACAAAACAATTGATTCATCCAATGACAAATTTGATAAGGTTGTAACATTGAAAGTAACAAAAGAAACATTTGAAATGTGGCAACAATTATGTGAAAATTGGGGTGAGGTTTTAGGATATGAAAACAAATCAAAGATTTTTGAATTTGCAATTGTTGAAGCGTTGAATGTTCCAATTAGTTCATTAGGGGGATTCAATCACGAAGGATTCAACAACGATTAAAACAAACCTTTATTTTATAAAGTTTTAATTGTATTTTTGTCGTATGGCTAAAATGAAAATAATTCGTGAAGTATCAAAAGCAATATTTGAAAAAGCAAAAGCATCAGAAATGAAAGATGATTTTGAATTTAAAATGTTAGATAAACAATTTTATTTGATTGCAGAAAAACGGGATTGGGTAATTTTCGAAAACTTAAATTAATACGAAATGGCACAATCTATAAAAAAGGAACAAAAGCGCACCGAGATTACAAAGGATGTATTATTACAACACATGGAGCAAAACATGGGAAATGTAACTTTGGCATGTCATTTTGGTAAATGTTCACGTTCCACATTTTACCGATATTACAAAAGTGATGATGATTTTAAATTGGCGGTTGATGATATCCAAGAAATTGCAATTGACATTGCGGAATCGGAAATGTGGAAATTAATTAAAGATGGGAACGTTCCAACAATTTTGTTTTATTTGAAGTGTAAAGGAAAATCACGTGGATATGTTGAACGGCAAGAAATTACGGGTGAAGTAGCTTTGTCGATTAATTGGAATGAAACCAAAACATATGCCACAAATGAATTTATCAATAAAACAAACAATAGCAATTGATTTTTTAGAAGATCAAGAAACAAACGTTGTATTGTATGGAGGTGGTGCGGGTGGTGGAAAATCAATGTTGGGTGTTTATTGGGTTTTAAAACAATGTTTGAAATATCCAAATACAAGATATGTAATCGGGCGTTCACGTTTGAAGAATTTAAAAGAAACAACATTGCGTTCATTCTTTGAAGTTTGTGCAATGCAAGGTTTAAAAGCAAATGTGGATTTTACGTATCACGAAACAAAATCATTAATTACAATTCACCAATCACAAAGTGAAATTTTATTGAAAGATTTGTTTCATTATCCTTCGGATCCCAATTTTGATTCACTTGGTTCAATGGAAATAACCGGTGCATTTATAGACGAAGCAACCGAGATTACACCAATGGCATTTAATGTTATTCAATCACGGATGCGCTACAATTTAGACGAACACGGATTAATTCCAAAATTGTTAATGACATGCAACCCATCAAAAGGTTGGATTTACACCGAATTTTACAAACCATTTAAATCAAATACATTACCAAAAACAAAACAATTTGTTCAATCATTGGTAACGGATAACCCAAACATTTCAAAACATTACATTAAACAATTGCAACAATTGGATGTGTTGAATCAAAAACGTTTGTTGTTTGGTGATTGGGAATATTCAGATGAGGACACACAATTGTTTTCAATTGATGCGTTGAATGATATGTTCACAAATGATTTTGTTTCGGGTGTTGGAGCCAAATATATATCCGTTGATGTTGCCCGTTATGGGCGTGATAAATCCGTAATTTGTTTGTGGAATGATTGGAGGGTTGAAGAAATTAAAACGTTGGATAAAAATTCGATTGATGAACTTGCAAATTTGGTTGATGATCTTGCAAAAAAACACAATGTTCAACGTTCAAACATTGTTGCGGATTCGGATGGTGTTGGTGGTGGGTTTGTTGACATTTTAAAGGGGTGTAAATCCTTTGTAAATAATTCCCGTGCATTAGGTAATGAAAACTTTAGAAACCTTAAAACACAATGTTATTATAAGTTCGCGCAAAAGGTAATGAACGGCCAAATATTTATAAATGTAAATGATCCAACATTGCGACAAAAAATAATAATGGAATTTGAAATGGTGAAACAACACGATGTTGACAAGGATAACAAATTATCAATCACACCGAAGGATAAGATAAAACAATTGTTAGGACATTCACCGGACATTGCGGATGCGTTAATAATGCGAATTCATTTTGAATTGAGCAAAACAAAAATTTTATATTTTGGATAACCTTTAGTTGCGTAAATTGCAATCAAAGATTTTTTTACTTTTGTAACATAAAACAAATCAAATGATTAATTTAGTAGTTGGTGAAATAGAATGCAAAATTCCAAGTAAATGGAGTGAAATAACATTAAAGGAATATTCCAAAATTTATTCCATTATTAAAAAGGATGCATTTGTTGAACCAAACGAAGATCAACAACCAAAAACGGACACGGCAAAAAAGGCGTTGAAGTTGGAACGTGATTTGCACAATATTAAAACAAACCGCAAAGTGTTTTCAACTTTTACGGGAATAGATGAAGCAACAATAAATTTGGTGGATGGTGAGCAAATGGGTGAAACATTATTATTAATGACTAATTTTTTAAATGGTGATGTTGAAGAAATGGTTATTGAAGATGGTGTAAAAAATTCATTTACCTACAAAGGGAAAAAATACTTTTATCCAATTGCGGAAATGAAAGAATCAACATTTGGTGATTTTATAGAAACGGCGCAATTGGATATGTTAGCAGAAAAACACGAATCCGGAAAGTTTGGAGTAATTGCGGAACAAATTGCAATTTTATGCCGTGAACAAAATGAGGTGTTTGATGAACAATTGGTAATTAAAAAAACAAAGATGTTTGAAAATCTAACTATGGAAAAAGTTTGGGGATTCATTTTTTTTTTGAGCAAACAAATAAACACTTACAAAGCAAATATCCAAACGTTTATAAATCCGGAAACCGAAATGATAACCGACATGCAACGAACAATTGGGAAATAATGAAACCTTACGGATGGTTAAATACTTTATATGATGTTGCAAAAACGGGATTGTTCACGTTTGGAAATTTAAACGCAATTGATTCATGCCGTGAAACAAATTTGTATATTATTTTTACATTTTTATCATGGAGTTCCGCACATAACGAATATGAAAATGAAGTGCGCAACGCAATGCAAGATGAAGCAAATCAAAAGGCAAATAGCAAAAGAAAATCAAGATGAGTGCAATAATAAATAGTGAAGAAATAGTTACAAAGATGATCCGTAATTGGACGTTTACAAAAGGTGAATGTTTGTTGGGTTATCCACAACACGTTGATGAAATACATTCAAAGGATTTGCCGTTGATGATAATTAATCCGCCGGAAATGTCAATTGCAACAACCGATTTCAACCGCAATACAATATTGACAAATTCAAGTTGGACGTTTACGGCATATAATAAACATGATACAACATTAATTCCGGTAAAGGGTGATGAACTTGTAAAAAATGGTGTTAATTGGGTTGGTGCAACCGGTAACACACCGCCGGATGATTGGACGAATAAGAGTGTTCCAACAACGGCATTAGGATCCGAAATTGTTGGTGCTACATATAGACAAAATTATTTAACACCAACGGGTGTAACGGAAATTGCAATTGATCAAAAACTTAAATTAATAATTGGACGAATTTATGTTGTAGATATTAAAGGTTTAAACGGTGTTCCGGATTCAAATATAAAATTGGGAACAATTGCGGGTGCAAGTGATATTGCAATTTTTTCCGCCGTAACAACAACGGATATAATATTTGATTTTACCGCAACCGCCGAAGATTGTTATATTACAATTGAAACATCACCATTTATTGCGGATGCATTTACGGAATTAAACACAATTTCAATAAAGGAATCAGTAATTAATGTTGAACTTTTGAAGGAATGGGATAATTTAGAAAATGACGTTTTACAATGGTTTAACAATTGGTGGTTTGAATTTGTTGAACTTGGAAATGATTTTGTTTTAACCGCACCAATACAAATTTCAAGATTAAAGGAGGCATCCAATGACCGTTTAATTGGTTTGAAAGTAACATTTAGTTTTAATTTTTACCGTTTTTGTAATCCATAATTAAAATGAATTTATCACCGGTAAAAAAAGTTGCAACGGATATTCAAATTATTTTGGGTTTGGAATTGATTGCGTTGAAGCGTAACGCATCCGGATCATTAATTAATTCATTTCAACACCTTATTACACCAACGGGTGCATTTAGTTTTGATTTGAAAATTTTAGGAAATTCTTATTGGCGTGTTGTGGAATATGGAGTGAGTGCGGAAAATGTGCCGTTTGATGCATCAACACGAAGCGGTGCAAGTAATTCCGCATACATTCAAGGGTTGATGAATTGGATAAAAGTAAAAGGAATTGCAAGTGATAACGACACGGTGCGTGGAATAGCATTTGCAATTGCAACCAAACAAACATCAACATCACGTGGTGGATATGGAAAAGGCAATCCAATGAACAAAGCAAAATTGGGATTTATAAGAAAATCAGAACAAAAGGTTAATTTAGAAGTTCAAAAGATTAGCAAAATTTATGAATCCGAAGTGATCAAAGTTTTAAAGGATGGATTAGCACAAAATTTTGAAATAATAATTTAATATGGCAATAGTAATAAACACACAACCGGATACAAATATAATTTGTTCAACATTAATTCCAATTGTTTTTGATGTTACCGAAACAACCGCATCAACAACAAACATTATTGCATCATGTTATTATATAGATCAGGCAACCGGATTAATAACAACACAAATTGGTGCGAAATATAGAATGGCTCCGAATTTATCAAACGTGGATAATTTCATTTTTGATGCATCCGAGATTTTCAACATACAAACAAAATACACTTTAAACGATGCACCGAATAATTGGAAATTAGGACAAAATCCAACACTTGCATTACCGTTTGCAATTCAAGATTGGCGTGAAATTGCGGGGTGGAAAGTTCGTGTGAAATTTCAACGTGAATATTTAGATGCAACAACGGGTTTAATTGTTTTGGATCCCGCATATACAAATTCAAATTTATTCTATATTCACGAAGGTTCACCAACACAAAAATATTTAAATCAATTGGTTGAATCTAACGGGCAAAGCGGTGTAAATTTCACATCCGTATTTGATAATTATTCAATTGCATATAATCCATCAAAACAAAATCAAAGAAATTTATTTTTAACAAATCATCCACTTGATGGTGTTACAATGCGGATTGATATTCACGAAACTGAACAATACATGTTGGGATTTTTTCCGGATTGGTCAGCATATAACATTTGCGAATTTAGAATATCGGTAATTACATATGATGTTAATAAAGCACCATTGAGTTTACATTATGTTCCGGATCTTATTCCCGTGAGTGATAACCTTACAACGGTATCAATAGGATTTAGAGATTTGCAAAATAGTTTAACACCAAATATTGGTGAAGGAACTAATTTTTCTTTAGTTGGTTATTATTCCGTATATATTCAATCAAGCATTTCAAATGATCCAATAGCATGTGCATATTTAACTTATGTGCCAACAATAACATTTAAAGTTGATCGTTCTTGTATTTTAAATAGTGGTTATTTGCGTTTTTGTTTTAAAAATATGTTAGGGGCGTTTGATCAGGTTACAAGTAAAGGAGTATTTAAAAAATCCGCCAAAAATAAATTTACGGAATACGAACAATCATTGGGATATTTTCCATTAGGGGATTCAATGCAATTCAGCAAGGGCAATTGGTCAAATGAAAATACAATTACTTATTCGGTTACTACGCAACCAATGAAACCGGATTTTGCTAAATTCTTTGCGGAAATGTTTTCATCAACGGAGGTTTATTTGCGTGAAAAAAATGATTCAAATTTATTAATTCAAAATTCACTTGCAAATACAAATGCGTTATTGGTTCCGTATAAATTTGTTCCAATTGTAATAACGGGCGAATCAACACCGATATTAAACACGGATGATAATTTAGTTAGATTAAAATTCAAATTTGAAATGTCAGTTAATCAAAGAAATCCAAGAAATTAATTATGGCACAAAATCCCCCAAATATTGAATTTATTATTACGTATGTTGATGCGGTTACAAATGTTAGAACAAAACTAAAATTAGACATTGAACAAACAACGGATTTTCCATTAGCAATAACATATTCAATTAAGGATGTGCAAGATCCGGAATCATCAAAAGGTTCATATTCAAAAACGTTTTCAATTCCCGCAACCAAATTAAATAACACAACTTTAAAAAATCTTTATTCGGATTCACTTTACGAATCACATCAATATATTGAAGAATATTCCGCACAAATTTATGTGGATGGATTGATTGTTTTAGAAGGTCAATTTAATATTAAAGGAACAACGTATAATAATATTCCAAAATCCTATGAATGTGTTGTGTTTGGTGAAAATTACAAGTGGGTAAATGCTTTGTCCGAATTAAATTTGTGTGATATAGATTTTAATGCGGGTGGATTTTTTGGTGCAAATCCTACCATTGTTAATTTTTCAAAATCGGATATAGAAAATACATGGCAATTTAATAAAGCGGGTGAAATTATTGGTGGAGTGGGAACGCATATTGTTTATCCTTTGGTAAATACCGGAAAATGGAATTATCAAAATCAAAATGGGGATGCGGTGGTTACACCTTCGGACATGGCTCCGGCATTTTATATTTACAATATGATTAAATGTATTTTTGCGCAACAAGGATATACAATCATAAGTGATTTTTTTGAAACCGAATGGTTCAAACGTTTAATTTCATTATTACCAAAACAAGATTTTGTAAATAGTCTTGCAGTATTAACGGATTATGCATTTGAATATGAATCATCAACATCAAATTGGTCAGATTGGAAAATTCCGTTGAATTATAATAATACAAGCGGAACACCAAATGATTGTGCCGGTGCAATTGGCAACACGTGGCACGGGCAAATGAATGATTTAGCTTTAGTTACACCAATTTCCGATCCAAGCGGATTAATAACAACACAAAATTTTTCACCAAAATTTGATGATGAATCACCAACAAATTTTGGTGGGTTGCAATCAATGGATATGCGAACAATTGCGGGTTGGTATTGGGGATGCTATGGTGATTATCAAGGTTCACAACCGCGAATCCCGTGGAATTGGACGGATGATTGCGATAATCCAAATACAAATATTGGTTTGAATTTTACATGTGTGAGTTGTGATATATTCCAACAAACCGGTTCACCTACAAATACAACCGGTGTAATATTAGACACCGCAACATTTTCATCTCCATTTGCGGGTATATATGCATTTAATTGTTCCCAACAATTACAAATGGAAAACGCATATGAAATACACAATCCGGTTGAACCATATGATGAAGCACCATCAAATATTAATGATCGTGGAACGGGCAATGGAGGTGCAAATGATCCATGTTCATATAATGCGGGGGGATTTGATGGATATGATATTATAAAGCGTGGAACAACATACGTTTTTAATATGCATTTGATTCATTACAAGGCATCAACGGGAAAATATCATATTGTTGCATCAGATTCAAAACGTAAATTAAATCCGGCGGGGGCAACGCAAAGTTTTTTTTATTGTGAAGATTCACCATTATCCGGTGTGGATTTAACCGAATCAATGGGTTTATCAAATATCCAAATTGAAATTTTAAGTGGAAATGATAGGGTTTTTGTTTATAGTGAAGTAACGTGTGAAAAAAGATATAGTTCAACAAGTGCCAATGCGAGTAGTGAAAGGGTAATTGGATTAACACAAATGAAATACCGTGTTAAATCAAATACATTTAACGGTGGTTTGTTGCCTAACATTATTGATGGTGGTTCCGTAAATATTGTATCAATGTTGCCGTGTGATACAAAACAGTTGGATTGGGTAAATGGTTTAACGGGAATGTTCAATTTATTTTGGCAATCAAATGAAGCAACAAAAGAAATAATTGTTGAACCACGTGGAAATTTCTTTGCATCACCTGACAAAGCTATTAATTGGACTGAAAAAGTGGATCATTTAAATGATCACACAAATACATTTATTTATGATGCATTAAAACGCAATCTTTGTTTCACATATGAAAATGATTCAACGGATGGATTTGTTGAAGAAAGAAATAGACGAAGGGCGCAAAAATGTGAATTGGGTTCACATTCTTTAAATCTTGGTGATCTTTACGTGAATGAAGATCAAAATATTGGAACGGAATTTTATTCACCAACATATCATGCATATGATAAAACAATTTCAAATAATAATGGTTCATACATGCAACCGTTTTTACCAATTATTCACGGTGAATATTCCCACATTTGGAGTAATTCCGAAAATTGGCAACAACCAAATAAAATAAACGATTATGCACCCCGCATATTAATTTGGTATGGAGAGCAACCGTTAAATCAAATTGCGGGTGCATCAAGTGTTGCAACGTGGCGTTGGGGTAATGATGGTGATACAACATATGAATGGAGTGATTTAAATAAATATCCATTTGCGGGAACTTATAGTGATCAGGATGGAACATTGGGTGGTTCACTTTCACTTAACAATGTGGGTTATCCAAATCCATCATTATATTTTGAAGATTCACAAATTAATGCATTTCCATCAACCGTTCCATATGAAGAAAATGCGGGATTATATAAAATGTTTTGGGAACAAAATATTCTTTCAATGTTATCACGGCCAAAAATAAAAACCATTTATGCCATGTTAACATCAAATGATATTGCATCATTAGATTATAGAAAATTAATTTTTATTGAATCCCCCCAAGCAAATACATATTGGATATTAAACAAAATCATTGATTTTAAAGTTGGGAAAAATGAGTTAACGAAAGTTGAACTTTATGAATATTCCAACACACGAATATTAAAAAACACATTTCCAAACATCAACAATGGTAGCGGTGAAAATGACACGGGGCAACACACGGATTTCAATGCGGAACCGGTAAACAATGGAAAATGGAAAGTATCAAGTAATGAAGTAATTAACGGTTTGGGGATGTTTAATCAAACACGAATTCCTTTATTTAACAAAGGTGTTAACACATCATCATTAGCAACAAAACAATTTGCACCAATTGTTTTAGGTAAAAGCACATCAACAAATTATTTTGATGATGGAATTCGCGCACCGGTAACGGGTGGAAATACATCATCAAACATTGGTGATAATCAAAACGTAAATGCGGGTTCAATTTCAATTGGGAATAATCAGTTAATCAACAATTCAAACAAAATTGTTATTGGTGATGGCAATAATTCAAGATCAAAAAACACGGTTGAAGTTACCGCAAATGGTCGCACGGCGTTTGGAATTAAAGCGGATGGAATTTTTCGTGAAGGTGGGGGAGGTGTTGTGTATTATGAAGATGTTGTAACAAATGAATTTCGTGAAGTAATGACCGGAGTTCCGCAAAATTTAGGTGGAGTAAATAGAACACAAACATATTTTTACACACGTTTAACAATCGGTGATTAATAAAAATAATAAATAATTATGGCTACATTAGATACAATTTTAAATATTAGGGTTGAGGGGACGGATTCAATGGTGAAGTTAAAAACATCAATTGATTCAACAACCGCCGAATTAAAAAAATTAAAAGCAGAGGGAAAAAGCGCGGGTGAATCACAAGATAAATACAATGCAAAAATTGTTACCGCCGAAACAAAATTGAAGGGATTGCGGGGTGAATTAAACAAAGGGAAAACCGATTTATTAAAAAACGCAAAAGCGGTTGGAGATTCATCAAAATCATATGATTCATTAACAAAAGCAAATGCAAATTTAACCGCACAAGCGCGGAAATTATCCGATCCATTAGGAAAAAACAAAAAAGAATTTTCCGCATTAACGGCAAAGGTGAAAACAAACACCGTTGCGTTAAAACAAATGGATGCGCAAATGGGGAGGCAACAAAGGAATGTTGGAAATTATAAACAAGCAATAACGAGTGTTGCAAGTGCGGTTGGAATTGCAATATTAGCATTCAAAGCATTCACACGTGCAATGGGATCATTTACGGAATTTCAATTTGAAATGGCACAAGTGGGTGCAATTAGTGGTGCAACCGCGAGTGAATTGGAAATGTTAACCACAACCGCAAAAAAACTTGGTGCAACAACGGCATTCACGGCGGGTGAAGTAGCATCTTTGCAAAAAGAACTTTCAAAGTTAGGATTTGACGCAACGGAAATTGAAGGAATGACCGAAGCAACATTGGATTTAGCATATGCATTTGGAAATGATATTGCCGAAACCGGAACATTGGTTGGTGTTGTTTTGAATTCTTATAAAATGGAGGCATCCGAAGCAACACACGTTACCGATGTTTTAGCGAAAGCGTTTCAAAGTTCCGCATTAGATTTACAAAAATTCAATGTGGCATTTCCAAAAGTTGGTGCAATTTCCGCACAACTTGGTTTTTCATTAGAAGGAACAACGGCAATTTTGGGTAAATTATCGGATGCGGGATTAGAAGCATCAACGGCGGGAACATCATTAAAAAGCGTGTTTTTAAAATTAGCAGATTCAAATTCCGCATTATCCCAAAAATTAGGTGGTAACGTTAAATCAATTGATGATTTGTTACCGGCCTTGCAAAATCTTTACGAGGATGGAACCAACGTTGAAGAAATGTTGGGGTTAACGGATAAACGTGCGGTAACGGCATTTGCAACAATGGTGAGTGGTGCGGATGATATTGCAATTTTATCGGAAAAATTAGTTGAAGCAGATGGAACCGCAAAATCATTGGCCGAAACTATGCGTGATACAATGCAAGGATCATTGGACGAAGCGGGAAGTGCGGTTGATGGATTTACCATTGCATTGTTTGAAGGTTTGGAACCGGTTATTACTATAATAGTTGATTCAATTGCATTATTATTTGGCGGGTTAACTTCATTGATTAAAGTATTCAAACACGTTGCAATTGGGGCGGGTGCGTATGGTTTGGTTATGGTTGCAACATCCATTGCGCAAGGAACTTTCGTTTCATCATTAGTTGCATCAAAAGTTGGATTATTTGTATATAATACCGCCGTAAAAATTGCAAAATGGGCAACCATTGGATTTAATACGGCAATAAAAGCAAATCCACTTGGAATATTGGCGTCAGCATTGGCGGTTGGTGCATCAATGTTATTGGAATTTGGTGCAACGGCGAGTGATTCAGCCGAAGAAATGGATGATTTAGCAGATGCAACTATTGATCAAGTAAAGGCCGTTGATAAACTTGGTGAAATAAGAAAGAAAAATTCCGCGCAACAAGGCAAGGAAATTTCAGAATTAAAAGCATTAACCGAAACAATTAAACGTTCATCATTATCCATTGAAGAACGTGAACGAGCGTTAAAAGATTACAATAAACTTGCCGGATCAAACATTTCTAATTTGCAAGATGAAAAAACAATCATTGATCAGTTAGAAAAAAGTTATGATAATGCCGTTGATGCAATCAAAAGAAAAATTATTTTACAAAGTTCCGAAGAACAAGTTACCGAATTAATAAGACAACAAATTGATTTAACAACAAAACGAAATGGAATTGAAAAAGTTGAACTTTCTATTTTAGAAGATGCAAATATTTTAAAAGATAAAATTGCAAAGTTAGATTTAGAACGTGAAAAAAATGGTTTGGAATCCCTTGAAAACACAATTGAGGCGGATAAGAAATTACGATATCAAGCGAGTTCCGGCAATGAAAAATTAATGACGGATTTGGCAAATGATATAATTGATCAAGGAACTTTGGTAACGGATGCATATTCAAATATAGAAATACCTGATTTTGATTTACCGGATCTTGAAGTTCCGGAATTTGAATTTCCTGATTTTGAAAATATTGATAATATAAATGAGGGTGTTAGATTGATTAGCGAACTTGCGGATGTTAACGAAGATTTAGCAAATGCACAAATGTCGAAAATGGTTGAAGATGGGAAAGTTTTAAAATTAGAAAATGCAATTACGGCGGTTTATGCAACACAATCCGAAGTGTTATCCGGATTAACAACGGTGCAAAATAAAAGTTCATTTTCAACGGGAAAATTAAAAACGGAATATCAAAAATTAGGGGATGCGGTGAAGGTTGCCGAAACCGAATTGAAAAATCAAGCAACTTTGGGTGCGCAAAGAATGGCTAAATTTCTTGCCGACAAAGAAACCGAAAAATTAACCGTTGAAGAAGTCAATGCAAGAATTGTTGAAATAGAAACCGAAACCGCATCCAAAGTAAAAACGGCAACGGATAATTTAATAAAAAGTAAAAAGGAATTAAAGGTTGTAGATGATGCAATTGCAAAACAAAACGCAATAATTGCAAAAACATTAGGTGATAATGTGGATGCAATGGAGGTTTTGCGCAAAAAAGGTCAGGAAAATATTGACGTTGATAAAAAACAATTAAAGGTTTTAAAGGATCTTGAAATTGCGGGTGCGGATTTAGCATATCAAAGAATTTCATTAGCTTTGAAAATAGCAAAAGCGGAATTGGATTTGGCATTAGCAACGGCACAATCATCCGATTTATCAACTGATGCACAAGTTGCAAATATTAAAAGGTTACAAGGTGAGGTGGTTGGATTTCAAGCAAATTTGGATGGAATGAAACCGGATGGTGGATCAGGTGGATTTTTGCAAGATGCGTTGTTTGGAACGGATGAAAATGGTGAACCGTTCACGGGTGAGGATTTGTTAATGGCTATTGATATGACATTATCACAAGTGAGTGATATTTTAAGTGCGTTCAATGGATTACAACAAGAACGATTGGATACAAAATTAGGAATAATAGAAAGATCACAAGCGCAAGAAATAAAACAATTTGAACAAAGTGCGGAGGCACAAGTAATGACAACCGAAGAACGGGATGCAAGGATTGAAGAAATAACCGCATCCCATGATGCGCAGATGTTAACATTAAAAATTGAACAATTTAAAAAGGATCAAAATTTAGCAATTGCACAAGCGTTAATAAGTGGTGGCCAATCTATAATGGGAATTTTAGGTGGCCAAGCAACCGGAAATGTTATTGCGGATGCAATTATAAAAGGTATTTTAATGACCGCAAGTGTAGCAATGACCGCAATTCAAATTTCAACTATTAAAGCACAAGCACCGCCAACGGCGGAATTTGGCGGAATTATGAACGATTCATTTTTTGCACAAGGTGGAATGGTAAATGGAAAATCACATTCACAAGGTGGTGAAAAATTCGCGGTGGGTGGGCGTGTTGTGGAATTAGAAGGTGGGGAAGCGGTAATAAATAAAAGATCAACGGCAATGTTCAAACCAATGTTAAGCAATATGAATGTTGCGGGTGGTGGACGTAAATTTGCGGATGGTGGAATGGTGTTTGGAACCGATCGTGAAAGCAATGACACATCAATGATTGATGCAATATTAAATCAATTAAATAACCAACAAATTTTAATGGTTGAAGCGGATGTTACACGATCACAAAGAACCGTTAAAAATATTGAATCAAGAATATCATTTTAATATGTTTTTAGTAGATAAAGCAACACAAAATAAAAGATTGAAAATTTGCGGTAAATGTAAACACCGATCAAAAAAGTTTTTAGGATTAATAAAAGCGGATTCATGTTCAATTTGTAAATGCCTATTAAAAGCAAAAACAAGTGTAACAAAAGAATTTGAAGGAAAATGCCCCGTTGATAAATGGTAAACGTTTATTATATTTGTTAAAATAATTTGTTAGTTTTGACATTACCAAGATATAAAAAATCCATAACCGATAAAATGACACCGCGAGAATTAGAAATTGCAAATGAAATAACCGCACCGGATAAAATAGAAATTACGCGGATGGTAAAATTATTTTTAAAACACCGTGATGCACGTGGTAATTGGATGATCCCAAGAAAAAATGGTTTGGAGTTATTACCGTATTTTCAAAAATATGTTGATCCGAAGATTACACCAAACATTTTTGGATGTGGTGGATGCGCAAAAAAGATGGTGGATTTTATGTTTAACATTTATAAAATATGGCAAAACCAAATAAAATAAATTTAATCGTTGATTTCATAGAAATAATGTGGGTTGAAGTTCAAACGAGATTTGGAGAATATGCCACAACAAAGGATGTTGTGTATCATTTAGCGGAAAAAGGGTTGTGTGAACCCACAAGAATTAGAAACTATCTAATTATTCACGATTTTGATGCATTGTTGAAGGTTAACAAAGGACACATTACACATACATTCATGGATTTAGCAATAAAATATGAAATGTCAGACCGGCAAATTCAAAGTATTGTATACAAATACCGGTCAAAATTCACTAAAAATGCCACAATTATCACGGATTACAAGATAAAAATCAAAGAATCAAATAAAAATAAGACACGTAAAGCATTGAAAGACCGTGTTTTATAAACTAATTTCACATTAAAGTAAAAATAATGTTGATTTAGTAAAAGTTTGTTGTATCTTTGAGGTAATCAAACAAACAAAAACAAACATTATGAAAAATTCAAACCTACACCAAATGATTAATCTTAGAGCAATGATGATTGAAGCACAAACAATTGGCGATGTTAGAAAATACGGTAAAGATTCAAAAACATGTCAATCAAAATATTTTAATGCAAATATCGGTTTAATGGTTTATTCAATACTAAAGCCATTAATTAAAACAAATTAAAAAAAAGGGCGGGTGAGATCCCCGCATTATTAAAACCCAAAAACAACCAATGAAGAAAGCGTAAACAAACAAACAAATTTATTAAAACAAACAATTATGAAAATTACACAAAAACAAAAAACAACAATTGAGAAGTATCTTGATTATTATTACAACGAATTCAGTAAATCAGAAAATGGAAACAAAAAACCATTATCATTTGAAAATCAAATGCAATTGTTATATGATCATTTAACACAAATCGTAAAATAAAAAACAAGGGGTGCGAATTGCACCCCTTTATTAAAAACCCAAAACAAACCATTATGAGTAACACAAAACATATTATTAGAAACACAAAAGAAACAATTGATGAATCTACAAAATCACTTAATGATTTTTCAAATTTATTTTTAGATAAAGACATTGAAGAACTAAGTGCAATTGAATTAAAACAATTATTTAAACTTGAATATGATATTGTTTTAAATTATTTATTAGACGATTAAAAAAACAAAACACAAAAATTAAAGCACCGGCAATTTGTCGGTGTTTTTTTATTCTCGTTATTTCGTAAAATTATTTTTCACGTTATATATTTTTGTTGAATGAATAAATGGTTCGACATTAAAAACAAGGCAAATTCAGAAACGGCGGATATTTATATTTATTCGGAGGTTGGCGGATTTGATGTTAATGCGAAAAGTTTTATCAATGAACTAAAAGCGGTTAAGGATAAAAACATTGATGTTCATATTAATTCTTTGGGTGGATCCGTTTTCGATGGATTAGCAATTTACAATGCTTTAAAAACACACACCAAAAAAGTAACAACGAAAGTTGAGGGAATTTGTGCATCCATTGCATCGGTTATTGCAATGGCGGGTGATCAAATCGAAATGGCGGAAAATTCTTTGTTTATGATTCACAATCCATTTGCAATGTCGGGAGGTGATGCAAACGAATTAAGAAAAACGGCGGACATTTTAGATAAAATCAGAAATGAGATTGCCGATATATACGCATCAAAATCAAAACATGATGCGCAACATTATATTAATTTAATGGATGTTGAATCATGGTTTAATTCAACCGAAACGTTGGAATTAGGTTTGGCAAATACTATAACGCAATCATTGAAAATTGAAAACAATTATGACATTTCAAAATTTCAAAATATTACGGAAAAAAAAATAAACAATATTATAAATAAATCAAATCAAAACGTTATGGCGGAAAATACGCAAAATGAAAATGTTGTTTCAAATGAAGCATCATTAATTGGAAAAATCAAATCAATGTTAGGTGTTAAAAACGAACACGAAGAAGGACACGAAGAAGGAACACCCGCCGAAAATGCGGATTGGGCGTTATCTTATGAAGAATTGAAAGACCGTGTTGATAATTTGGATATGGCAATAAAGGCCATTGAAGAAAAAATGGGAATGAGCGAAGCAGAGGTTGAAAATAAAACGCAAGAATTAGAAGTTGCAAACCTTGAAATTCTAAATCAAGCAAAAGAAATTTCAAAAATCAAAGCGGGAAAAACCGATGTAACACCATCAGGTGATCCACAACTAATTGAAAATTCAATAATGGATCCAAACATGGCATTTTTTAATGCAATGGTGAAAACACTACAACGCAAAGCATAACAAAAAAATTAAAATTAAAATAAAAATAAAATGGCAAACGTAGCACATGACAATATCACCGCAACTTATAGCGGTGCGAATTTTACGGAATTGTTTTTGGAACCAATCTTTCGTGATTCGGATTTAATGCAATTCCGAGTAATACCAAACGTGAAACACGTTATGAATTTATACACGGCGGATTCGCTTAGTTGTATAGTTCAAAAATACACCGGATGTTCATCAACGGACACGGGAAATGTTTTTGATGTAAATGATAAAGTAATTACGGCGGGGCGTATGCGTGTAGCCGTTTCACAATGTCAAGATGAATTCTTTGGAACATATTTAGAAGAATCATTTAGAAATGGAATTAACGTTTTTAATTTAGAAGGAACACAACTAATGGATACCATTTTACAAAATGTTAGAAATGGCATTTCTCGTGATGTGATCCGTTTGGCATGGTTTGGTGATACGGCGGAAGCGGGTGCAAGTGCATCATGCTACAATTCAACAAATGGATGGTGGAAATTGTTAGAAGCGGATGCGGTTGTTAATGGAAACAAAGTAACAATTCCGGCATCCGGTGCGTTTATTGCCGGAAATGGTTTAACGGCATTACGTGCAATGTGGGCGAATGCACCAAGTGCATTACAAGGTGTTGCAAATAATGAAAAAGGATTTTATGTTTCACGTTTAATTTATGATGATTACTTAACTTCATTAGAAGATTTGGGAAATGCGGAGGGATTTTCACAATTAGTTGATGGATCAATGAAAGTGTATTTCAGAGGTGTTGAAGTAATACCAATGTATGATTGGGATGTTGCAACAACACAACGTGCAATTGCAACGGATGTTCGTGCGGTTTACGTAGCAAAACAAAACTTAGCAGTTGGAACCGATACAAACGATCCCGAAGGCGAAATGAAAATGTTTTATGATGATCTAACGGAAAAAGTTTATGTTCGTGCATATTTCAAATTAGGCGTTCAATTCTTGCATGATTCATTGGTTGTAATTGGATATTAATAAAATTAAATAAAAAAAAATTATGGCTATAACATCAGGACACACCGTTGTTTGTTGCGACCGCAATAGACGTGGCGGATTAAAAACAATTTGGTTAACAAACACGGATGATATTGAATCATTCACGGCGGGAACAACGGCGGGATTATTAGATTACGATGCGGTAACAATGGTTGCATCAAAAGTATTTTACAAATGGCAATTTGATCGTGGAACGGCGGGATTTACGGCGGATGCAACACGTGAAAACGGTTCAACAATGATTGATATTTCATTAGAATTTTACATTCCAAAAGTAACCGGAGTTGTGAATTTTGATTTAATGGAATTAGTTACATCATGCGGAATTACGGCGGTTGTTGAATCTTATGCAGATGATTGCGTTTCACCAATACCCGCAACATATAAGTTTGTTTTAGGTTGGGATGAAATTTTTGATGAAACCGCATATATGGAGTTTACAAGCGGTGCAGAGGCAACCGGTATGGCATTGCAAGATGCAAACGGAACTTTGATCACAATAACAACGCAACAAGGCGAATACCCGCGTGAATATACGGGAAGCACAACCGTTGCACCATTTATTTAAATGGAGGTTATTTAATATGTAAAAATTAGATTAAATTTGAAATGTATTCAAATAAGATTGGGAACATTTAAGAGTGTTCCCAATTTTTTTTATCTAAAAAATAAAAGTTGTAATTTTAGAAAAATAAAAATAAATTAAAATGGCTAAATATAAATTAACACAAGATGTTGCAAGGGCGAAAAAATTTCGACATAATGGAAGGGATTATTACCCAACACAAGTAACACAAAAGGAATTAAAAGAATTGTATAAAATTGGATTTCAACACGTAAAGGAAATCAAATCAACACAAAAAAATGAAGAAATCGAAGAAAACAACGCAAACGATTAAAGACGTTGCGAAAAAAAAAGGTTTTACTAAATTCGATGTTTTCAATATTGGCGTTCCCGAAAAAATACGTGAGGACGTTAATTTAAAATCTATTCGCACACCGTTTGTTCCGAGTGGTGAAGATAATTTATTTCCACAATTTTTAGCGGAGGTAAAAAGGCAATCACCAACACACCGTGCAATTTTAGGTCAAAAAAAAATCTTATCTATGGGGAAAAACTTTTTTTCCGAAAATCCCGATGTTGAAGATTTTATTAAGGATGTAAACACCGGCGAATCATTACGTGAGGTTTACGGGCGCATCATAGATGATTATTATTCATTTGGGAACGCATATATGCAAATCGTAAAATATGAAGGTGGGATAAATTTATTCCATATTGATGCAACAAAGTGCCGTGTTTCTAAAGATCAAAAACATATTTACATTCACCCAAATTGGGCGGAATATGGATCATCAAAAAATGATGCGGTAATTGTTCCGGTTTATCCTGATTTTGAAAAAAACACTTCGATTGTTCAATTCAAAGATTATGAAGCAACATTTAATTATTACGGATTACCGGATTTTGTTGCATCCCTTGAATGGCTATCCATAGATCACCAATTACAAAATTATAATTTATCCAAGTTTAAAAATAATTTTACACCAAGCGCAATTGTTGAAATCAATGGTGATATGGGTGAAGAAGAAGCGGAAAAATTAGTAAAAGAAGCACAAGAAAAATGGACGGGGCGAGATAATAATTCAAAGATTTTATTCCTTGTAAAAAATGGTGATACCGCACCCGCAAGTGTTACCGTTTTATCCGATGCAAAAGATGGTTCATTTATGGAATTGCAAAAACTGACATCCCAAAACATTATCACTTCGCACCGTTGGCAACCGGCAATGAGTGGAATTGTAAGTTCCGGCAAATTAAGTTCAACGGGAAATGAAATTCGTGTTGCGTGGGAAATGGTGATGGGAACAATTATCAAAGATGTTGAAAGTTTGATTTTTGGAAAGATTCAAAAAATCATTGGTGATTTAACAACATTAGATATTTCAGATTTTGAAATTATATATGAACCGCCGGTATCATTTTTATCCGATATTGTGCCATCAACGGTTTTAACTATTAATGAACAACGTTTGGTTTTAGGATTCGAAGCAACCGAAGATGGTGATAGAGTTTTACAACCAAAAACAACAATTTAATATTATGGCAATCACAAAAAATTATTTAGGATATGATACGTTAATTACGGCACAACAAACAATTCAATATTCATTTACGAATGCAAACACGGATATCAATTTAATTTCAGAAAATTTAATTCAAATGGCAGAATTTGCACATTTAAAAAGTGCAATTGGGGCGGACTTTTATTTGCATTTGAAAAAGGTTTTCAATTCAACACCGGATGGAACACCAACAACACAAGAAACAAATTTTTTGGCTCAATGGTTAATTCCGTGTTTTGCGTGGTTTGTTCGTTTTGAAGTAATCAACGAAATTCAAGATAATTCAACATCAAGTGGAATTGTAACGGCAATGCCTGAATTCTCAAAGGCGGTTGATGCAAAAACTTTAAACGTTTATAAACAAGATACATATCGAAGGGGTAATGTAATGTTACAAGCAATGATGGAATTTTTAGATACGAATTCAACGGAATTTCCGGAATATAAATTATCATCATCAACCGATTGCAACAAAAAACAATCCGTGAGTAAACAACACGGAATGATTATTTATTGATATGCCATTACCAACACCAAATCAAGATGAACCAAAAGATGCGTTCATTGCACGTTGTATTGAAACGGAAATTATGAATGTGGATTTCCCAAATTTAACACAACGGATTGCCGTGTGTGTTTCACAATGGGATAATAAAGAAAACGAATAAAAAGAAAAATAAAATGGCATCAAATTTACATAAGGATTTAACGGATTTACAATTGCACGTTCCAAAAGGTTTTGCGGGTGCATCAAACGGCACAACTTGCCAAAAGGATGCAACCGGTAATTTGGTGTGGGCGGTTGCGGGTGGTGGTGGTGGTGGTAAAGAAATCGACATTCAGTCAATTCGCGGATATCATCAAAACAAAACCGGAAGTTCCACAAATTGGAAGGGTTACAATGGGAGTTTTTACCCTGCTTTGACAACCGATTTTTTACAACAAACAACCAATAATATTGATATTATTTGGGGGGATATTATACCGGCGGTTGTTTACAATGTTACATCCGCAAATCCAACATTAGTTGCATTTGAAGGTGCATTAATAGCTAATGCCGGAATTACGGTTGATTTATCATTATGGTATATTCAACCATTGTGTGCGGGTGCAAGTAAAGGCACAATAAAACATATTCAAACATTTACAAAAACAGTAAGTTCAAATATGTATGAATGTTTTTCATTAGTTTTATCGCAATCACTTGTGAAAGGTGCAATGATTTTGCCATTGATTAAAACGAGTGGAAATGCAATTGTTAATTTTACGGGAACCATCAGATTGGAACAATTATAAAAAATGGAATTAATAATTTTAGCGTTTTCGTGTTTCACGGGAATATTAGGAACTTATATTAAAATGTCAAACGATCTAACAAAAATAAAATCAAGGGTGTTTTATTTAGAAAGGCAAGAAGGTGAAGTTAAAAACCTATTGAAAGAACTTTGTGAAGGGATGCAAGATATTAAATTGTTATTGGCTGAAAAAGGTATAAAATGAGAGAAGTAAACAAAATCATATTGCATTGCACGGCAACGGCGGAGGGCAAAGATTATTCCGTTGAAACAATACGCCAATGGCATTTGAAACGTGGATTTTCGGATATCGGATATCATTATTTGATTGGGTTGGATGGAACAATTCATTTAGGGCGTGATGTATTCAAACAAGGTGCGCATACAAAGGGCGAAAATAAAACAAGTATTGGCGTTGCATATGTGGGGGGCGTTGAATCGGTCAGAGTTAAGGGTAAATGGAAAGCAAAAGATACAATGACACAAGGACAAGAAACCGCGTTTTTAGTTCTTTATAGTAGTCTTAAAATCGTTTTTGGTAAATTAGCGTTACACGGTCATAACGAATATGCAAATAAGGCATGTCCGAGTTTTATAGTAAAGGAAAAATACAAGCATTTAATAAATTCAAATAATTAATAAAAATAAATAATATGAAAGATTTTTTAATTCAAAATTGGGAAAGTATAATTTTGTCACTTATCACAATTTCGGGAACATTTACGGCATTAACCGAAACAACAAAAGATGATGATATTTTAGACATCATCAAACGCATTTTTAACGCAATAATTCTTGGACGTAATAGATGAATCCGTTTTTAATTTTGTTATCTAAATTAGATTTAACGGAAATTTTCAAAACAAAGGGTGATTTTAAACGTTGGAGTGCCAAAAGAACAATTGGAGGTGTGATCGTTTTAACGGCGTGTTCCACAATCATTGAAAACGGCGTGAGTTGGGAGGCCGTTATAATGTGCGCAATTGGAATTGCACCAATTTGTTTTTCATTCTTCGAAAAAAATTAATATATTTGCAGTAATACGCAATAATAAATACTTTGGTTAAGTAAAAAAGGGTGATCCAAACGTGGGTTGCCCTTTGTTTTTGCCATTAAAAAGGGTTTATAATGGTTTATTGTTGTAAAGTATAAACTATTTTCAAAATAATTTGGCTTGTGAACCGTTGGTTTTGCTCATAAAATGAAATTAAATCAATAATAAAGTAAAAATAATGTTGAATATGTAAAAGAATGTTGTATCTTTGAGGTATAAATCAACCACAAAAAAACAAACATTATGAAAAATCAAGTAGCAACAACAATTTTAAATCAGTTAGGAGGCCGAAAATTTTTAGCATTTACCGGATCTAAAAACCTAATTGCGGGTGAGAATTTTCTAACAATGAAATTGGCACGTAATTCATCAGGTGCGAATTACCTTAAAATTTCATTAAATGCAATGGATACATACGAAATTGAATTCATTTCAATAAGAGGTGGCGAAATGAAAACAAAACACGAATTCAACGGAATTTACAATGATCAATTGGTAAACATTTTTGAAACAACAACCGGTCTTTACACAAAATTCTAAAAAAAATTAAGGGGGTGAAATTCCCCCATTTTTTTCAACCCAAAAAAACCACAATGAAAAATTTTCTAAAAAATATATTTACACGTTATCAAATTGTAAATGAAATTGAATTAAAAACGAGGATCAAAGTAATTCACACATTGGATAATTGGAAAAATACAATTACCATTCAAACCAAAAAATTATGAATCAAAAACAATTTCATTTTAAAAATCAAAAATCTATGCCATCACAAAAAACCGGTGGAACAATGTATTATTTATTTTTTAATGATGGTGAAAAATCATTTAAAACGTGCATTGATTCGGGATATAGAAATTACGCAAAATGGAAAAAACTAATTGAAAACATTTCACGTGGTGATATTGTTTTAGGATTACGGATCACATCAAACGGTTTAATTGATGCGGATTCAACACCGAAATACGGCGGAAATATTTATAAAAATTAATTGCATTAAATAAAACTTTATTAACTATATTTGTAATACACAAACAAACAAAAAATTATGGATCAACCAAACACAAACCGCGCAAGATTGAAAGAATTGTATCTTCATTATGAATTGAATGAAGAAGATATTTTTAAACACAAAACATTTGGTTTTGCTATTGTAACACGAACCGGAATTGAAAAAATAATGGCAAAGGATAACATAACATTAACATATGAAATTGTTAGATGTGATCCCGATTTTTCAGCCGTTAAATGCACGGCATCAATGCAAAGCAAAAGTGGAGTGATTAAAATTCCAACATTCGGAACCGCACAACCAAAAAATTGTCAATCAACATATTATTTAGAAATGGCAGAAAAACGAGCAAAAGCACGTGCCGTTTTGCAAATTACAAATTTCTATTCATTGGGCGTTTATTCAGAAATTGAAGCGGATGAATTTTCACAATCAACAAAAAATTAAAAATTATGATTAAAATTTTATTAATAACCGGTGCAATACTTTTAGTTTTTTTCTTTATAGCAACATCATTTGCAAATGGTTTTATTAGGGGGATCAAATTAATGTCAACACGTAATATTAAAAAATCCAAATTAGAGGCAAGAATTTTAAAAAGTTTTTTCAAACAAAATGATGATGTAGATCCATTTTTTTATTCACTTTATTTAAAAGATGCAATGAATGAAAACACGGAATCATTGAAAGCAAAGCACAAAGAACAAGTGAAGAATAAAAAACAACTTTCAATTTCGGGTAAGTGGATGAATAAACGAAGCAAAAAAATATGGGTTGTTGATGAATCAAAATATAATGATGTATTTGTTGTTGTTGTAAACAATAAAATTTCACGATCCATTGCAAAAAATTCATTTTTAAAGAATTGGAAAAAAATATAATGGAACAATCCAAAAAAGAATGGTTGGATGATTTATTAGATAACACAACAAAATCAATAATAGATGAAAAACCTTCGTTTGGTTATCTTGGATTTATGGAATCATTAATTAATAGTTCAATCAATACGGATGAATTTAAAGAACATTTAATTGATTCGCTTGATGATATGCCAAAAGATGAATTGGATGCGTTAATGGTGGATTTAAAGGATAATCAAACGCACCGAGATTGTAAGGAACAATACAAAGAAATGTGTAAAAAAGGAATTTTTAAATAAAAAAAACATATGAAAAATCAAGATAACAAATTTACAAAAACATTAAGATTTCACGGAGTTTCAAAACGTGAGTTGGGAACGGAATTAAAATTATCACAACCAACAATTAAAAGTTATTGTGAGAATCCCCATTTATTCAGATTGAACCAATTAAAAACGATTGGTAAAATGACCGAATTAAATTTGGATCAATTAGATGAATTAATAAACGAATCAAAAAATTAATATTATGAAAAACAACGAAGAAAAAATTTATATAAATGGATCATATTTACGCCAAGTTGATTTTGATAATGGCGGATCAATCATCAAATGGTCAATTCCTAACGTTTCAGAATTTGCGGATGAATTAATTAAACATGCAAATGAATTAGGGAAAATCACAATTGACATTAAAACAAGGCAAGAAAAAAGCGACACCGGAATTACACATTTTTTGCAAAAGTCAACATTTATACCAAAAGAACAACCAAAAGATGCACAACCACAACAAAAAACGGAATCATCACCGTATAATACCGAGATTAAAAAAGAAAAATCCGATGGTTTACCGTTCTAATGTGTTGATTTTGCTACAAAAACAAAATTAAATTAATAATAAAGTAAAATAAACATTGATTTATTAAAAGTTTGTTGTATCTTTGGAGTGTAATCAACCACAAAAAAACAAACATTATGACTAATCAATTCAAAAATCAAGTATCAAGCGAAGTTCTTTCAACAATAGATGCATTAAAATTATATGCAATTGAAGATATTACATTGTTAAAATCCGAAGGTGGTATGTCAATTTGTAACACGGAACACGGAACATTACATTTAACATTTGAAAACAATTTATTTTCATGTTACGGTGCAAAATCATTTAATGATATTACCGAGTTATTAAAAAACGGAACGGAAATACAAATGATCACATTGTTAATGTGTAGTTACACAATCGAAGGATAAAAAATTTGGGGGGTGAAATTCCCCCTTTTATTTAACCCAAATGAAAACCATTAATATAAATTTGATTTATGGAAAAAAAACAAACAAACGAAAACCGCAAATTTTTAGGTATTTGGATCCCAAAAGAAATTTATTTAAATAATGATCTTTCATGGACGGATAAAATTTTGGTGATTGAAATATTATCATTAGATAATGAACGGGGGTGTTTTGCATCAAACGATTATTTCGCGGAATTTTTAGGTGTTACCAAAACAACCATTTCAACATCCATTTCAAAATTAAAAGAATTGGGATTTATTGAACAAATTTCATTTGATGGACGAACAAGAATTTTAAAGGCAGTATATAAAAAAATTGATAACCCGCATACAAGAAAACTTAAAGGCAGAATACAAGAAAATTTAAAACATAATAATACAGTTAATAAAACAACGAATAAAACAATTAAAAAAGAAAAAAAATATATACAAAAAATTGATGAGAATTTAAAAGATGAAAAACCAAAACTTTCAAATGATCCGGTTATTAATACCAAAGTGAATTCAATTCTAAATGGTGCAACATATATTAATGTTGAAGATTTAAAAAAGGAACGGGAATGGTTGGAACATTGTTCACGGTATTTATTATTAGATCCATTTTTTACAAATAATTTATTGAATCAATTTATTGATGAACAAAAATTAAAGGATGATGAATTTAAAAGTGCAAAAGAAACAAAATCACATTTTTTGAATTGGGCGAAAATAGAGGTTGCCAAAACACGAAAGTTTGGAAATGAACAATGGGGAAAAACAAAACCCAAAACAATGCATAATCAAAATCAAGAACAAAAAGATTTAACACCGAAAACATCAGATGCAGAAAAAAAACGATTGCACAAAGATTTTATTACAAAAAATTTATTAAAACCATTTGATGCATTTTGTAAAACCGGATTTTTTAAAGTTCAAAATTTTGGTGGAATAGTTTACAAGGAATTAAAAAAATATGATTTAATTGAAAACGATGTTTCAAAACTTGAATATATCAAAAAAGGTATTGAGGCGCGAAAGGAAAAATTAAAACGTGGATCAATACGGAAAGCAATGATGGAACAATTTGATTTGGATGATGAAACGAATTATGAAATGGAATTAATAAAAGATTCGTTTGTAAGAATGAATGAATCAAATGTTGATTTAAAGGAAATCATAAAATTGTAAGATGGCACAAAACGAATTGAAAGTTCAAATTGCGGTTGTGAATTGGATTAAATATAATTTTCCAAATATGCTTTATTGTGCAAGTGCGGGTGGAATGCGCACATCATTAAGCATTGCAAAAAAAATGAAAGCATCCGGATATGTGAAAGGATTTCCGGATCTTGCAATTTTGCATCCAACAAAAAAACATTTTGGTATGTTTATCGAATTAAAAGCGGATAAAAAAGGATATGCAACCAAAGAACAAAAGGAATGGATCAAAAATTTGAATGATTTGGGGTATTATGCGTGTGTTTCAAAAGGATTTGATTGTGCAATTCAAGATATTACACTTTATTTGAATGAAGATGTAAAATAAAAACCCAATGAAACGGGGGTGTTCCGGATAAAATGCAAAATAAAAGTAAAATAAACTAAAATAAATGTTGATTTAGTAAAAGAATGTTGTATCTTTGAAGTGTGCAACAAACAAACAAACGCACAAAAACAAACATTATGAAAAACTTTACTACTTTAGAAACACAAGTAATTGCAACAATGATTAACGAATTAGATATGTGGATTGGTCAGGAAGGATATTCACCAATTGAAGCATTAGATATTTCAAATGCAACCGGAATTGAAATCAAAACTTTACGTGCGGTTTTATCTTCATTAATTAAAAAAAATATTGTTCATTCATGGAAAACGGAAATTGATTGGAATATGACAACAAACAAAGTAATCAATGCAACGTTCTTTTCATTTGTAGATCAAGAAAACAAATCCGTTGAAGAATTAGAAAATCTAATAAAATAAAAAAAACCGGCGGGTGAAATCCCCGCATTTTTTTAAACCCAAAAACAAACCATTATGAAAAACCCAAACAAATTAAACAAAAGCCAAGTTGAGAATCTAAAGCAAATTGAAGTTTTATCTAAATTTCAAAATCTTAGTAATGAAGAAAAAATAATTGAACGTGCAAATTTATTAATCAATCCTTTACAATTTACAAAATCAAATGGATCAGATTCATACGTGTGCAAAGTTGTTGATTTTACAAGGAATGGAAAAACATTAATATTTGATTTTTGTGGAGATCATTACAAATTGCAATGGAACACAAAAAACAACCGGTATTCACCAAAATACGGATTTGCTTAT